TAATATCTTGTTTTTGGACTAGTGCTTGGACAATATCTGCTGTAAACTGAGTCATAGGGAAGACCTCTTTTCTAGGATTGGTTGTGGTGACTTAATTCTACCAAGAAAAGGTCTTCCTTTTTGTATTGATTCATTTACACAAGATATTTTACACTCTCTTCCAAACTAATTACAAAGGATTTAGTAGGATTACAAGTTAATATAGAATTGTATAATAAATCTATAGTCTTCCCTCTTTTTAACAAATCATAATCTACATCTTTTTCCTCGATTAAAATAGGAAGGTTACTGGATATCTCAAAAGTATTCTCATAAATATCTTTTAAATCTATTACGTTAGTATCATAACCTTCAGTATGTAATGATTGTTGTTTATTAAACATAATTATTCTATTTAATAAATAACATGCAGTAATAATGACCATACCAAGTAAAATTAACTGTTTATAAATAGAGAAGATATCCAATATAATTGCTGCCAAAACATATAATAATGTACTAAAAACAATAACTAGCAAAGACATATCAATAAAGTTTATAGAGTATATCTTGAAAGCATGAAATACACTAAGTTCGATAGACATGATGACGATTATGAAAATAAATGCTATAGCAATTGTAATAAGTAGCCTTTTATCTATGTCGATTATATATTGAGTTGGCAGATTAATATAATCAAGAATGATTAAGCAAATTGTTAGAGCGAAAGATGCTTTTAATAAAAAAATAAAACTATAGTTTATAGTAAGCTTTTGAAAATACTTTTTCATGTAATATCACCCCGTATTTCAAGTTCATAGTTTTTAAAAAATGTACCTGCACATTATTGCATTGTGAATTTGATGTTGCACAGGCAATCGTAAATTTATTACCTTTACTTTAAATTAATTCCCCTCCAGGAAAAGATCTAAATCTCAATACAAAGGAGGGTCCCATTCATCATTATCTCGTATTACCAGCCATCAACTCCGCCTGCTTAACAACCGTCTCCACCGCCAACTTCTGTAAATCAGGTGGATAACCATACTTCTTCAACAGTCTCCGAACAGTAATCCTCATCTTGGCTCTCGCGGAGTCCCGCAAATTCCAATCAATGCTCATATTTTCTTTAATCGCTTTTGTCAATTCATGGGCGATTACTTTCAATATGTCATCACCTAGTACTTGCTCTGCTGTTTCGTGCGAGGCTAGGGCATCATAAAATGCAACTTCCTCCTGTATCATATCCGAGCCTTTTCCGGCTTTGTACGAGTCGTTCATTTCTTTTGCAAGTTCGATTAGTTCTTCAATGACTTTTGACGTTTCTATCGCGCGTTTATTGTATTTGTTAATCGCGGCATGTAGCATGTCCGTGAATTTTTTTGCTTTCACAAGATTTGTCCGTTGAACATGTTTCACTTTGCCTTGCAACAAGCGATTTAATAATTCCACAGCTAAATTCTTCTGTGGTAACGCTTGAACTTCAGCTAAAAACTCATCAGACAAAATAGATATATCCGGGTTTTCCAAACCTAGTGAAGTGTAGATATTAATGACTTCTTCAGAAATAACAGATTTTGAAATAAGTTGGTTCAATTGTGCATCCACTTGTGAGGAAGTCTTTTTCTCACCCTCTGTTGGGATCAACTTCATTAGTCCTGCTTTTACCGCTTTAAAGAACCCGATTTCTGCGTTCAATTCTTCCGCTTCTGGCTCTGTTGCACATAACGCAAATGCTTTCGCCAGTTCAGTCACTACCTTTAAGAATCGTTTCTTCTCCTCTTCACCAAGGCCAATAACAAAATCCATCGTTTCCGTTATAGCCTTCATGCGGTCCGTGGCTTTTTCTGAGTGGAACTTATCATAATTGTGTTTATAAAGCATCTCTTGGATAATTTCGAACTTCTCAAGTAAAACATCGACTGCAAGGGATGTGTCAATTCCCGTAGTATCACGGTCTGAGTCAGTATATTGTTTCAATGCTTCTTTTAAGCTGTCGGCAATCCCAATATAATCAACGATCAGCCCGCCTGGCTTGTCCCGGAATACGCGGTTTACTCTAGCAATTGCCTGCATAAGGTTATGTCCACGCATTGGTTTATCGATATACATTGTGCTCAAGGAAGGGACATCGAAACCGGTGAGCCACATATCACGAACGATTACAATCTTAAGTTCGTCGTTATTATCTTTCATGCGTCGGGCCAGTTGGTCACGCCGGTTTTTGTTGCCAATGAATTGCTGCCAATGTTCAGGATCACTTGAAGTACCTGTCATGACAATTTTAATGACCCCTTTATCGTCTTCAGCTGAATGCCAATCGGGACGGAGTTTTATGATTTCCGCATAAAGTTCAATGGCAATTCGGCGTGACATGACCACAATCATCGCTTTACCAAACATCGCATTTTGTCTTGCGTCATAATGACTCACAATATCTTCAGCAAGTCTTTTTAAACGTTGCTCTGCCCCCGCAAGGGCTTCAAGCCTTGACCATTTGGATTTCAGTCGTTCTCGGTCTGATTGCTCTTGGTATTCAGTTATTTCATCATACTCATCATCGATATTTAGCCCTTCTGGCAACTCAAGTTTTAGAATGCGACTTTCATAATAAATTTTCACCGTTGATCCGTCTTCAACCGCCTGTGTCATGTCGTAAATATCAATGTAATTTCCGAAAACAGCTGGAGTATTTTTATCGGATGATTCTACAGGTGTTCCTGTGAAACCAACGAACGATGCATTTGGCAGAGCGTCACGCAGATATTTGGCATAGCCGTATTTCGTCAAAACGTCCTCTTCCGTCTTCATCACTTGAGCCCCGAAACCGTATTGCGTCCTATGCGCCTCATCTGCCATAACAATAACATTTCGGCGCGTAGTGAGTGCGTCCATATATGTAAGGCCTTCTTCAGGCGCAAACTTCTGCAACGTAGTGAAAATGATGCCACCCGATTCAACGGATAATAAATTCTTCAAATCACTTCTACTATCCGCTTGTTTCGGCGTTTGACGCAAAAGCTCACTTGACATCGAAAACGTATTAAACAGCTGATCATCCAAATCATTCCGGTCTGTCAGCATAACAATTGTTGGGTTGTTCATCTCAAGGACAAGCTTCCCTGTGTAAAAGACCATCGTTAAACTTTTCCCAGATCCTTGAGTATGCCAAATAACACCAATCTTACGGTCACCTGTTTCAGCAGCTGCACGCTTTGCTTCGACAACTGCTTTATTAACCGCATGATATTGGTGGTAGGCTGCAAGTATTTTAAACATCTTCTCTCCGTCAGTTTGGAAAATGATGAAGTGACGTAGTAAATCTAGGAAGATGCGTGGTTCGAACATCCCTTGAATGAGCACCTCTAGTTGTGGGATTGTTGACGGTGCAATCGTTTCTCCGTCAACCGTTTTCCACATCATAAAGCGCTCCTCATCTGCCGTTAAGGAACCCGCACGTGCATTGATGCCGTCACTCGTCACTAAAAATGCATTGTATTGGAATAAAGACGGAATCGTAGATTTATATGTTTGAAGCTGGTGATACGCTTCAGAAATACCAACTGTTTCATTCGTAGAGTTTTTCAATTCAATGACAACTAGAGGTAAACCGTTTACAAATATAACAACATCAGGACGCTTATTCGTATTTCCTTCAATGATTGTCAATTGATTCACGGCAAGAAAATTATTGTTTGAAGGATTTTTAAAATCAAATAAATAAAGCTTTTCAACTGTATTTCGTCCATCAGTAGTACGTACTTCCACATCAATTCCGTCAGTCACATACTTTTGGAAAATGCGATTGTTTAAAATTAAATTCGGTGACTGCACCATTGTAACGAGTTGCACTGCACGCTTAATCGACTCTATCGATGCATGCGGATTAATCCGCATAAGCGCATCTTCAAGGCGAGCATTCAACACAACGTCTGCATAGCTATCCCGTTCAGGTGATTCCCCGTCAACTGCTATAACAGGACCACTTGTAATTTCATACCCTAGATTTCCAAGCCATTCAAGTGTGGCTTGTTCAAGGTCGTCTTCATGAAATTGATACATGTTCAGTCACCTCTGTTTCGTCTGGCATTTCGATTTCTCCTGAAAGGAGTTTTGGGAGGAGCGTGTCGCGTAAATCCTTTAAATTTTTATTTTCACTTTCTATCGAATCAATAAATTTCATAAATAAATTATATTGTGACATAAATGAATTCTGACATAGAGTATCTGGGATTATCATATTTTTAGCATCCAACATACCTTTATCTAATCCTTGCCCTTCTCTAGCTCCGGGTCTAATCAAATCCGAAAACATTTCCATATTAGTTCGCATGAACAACTCTAATAATACAGGATTATAAACATCTGAATCTATTGAATAAACATGATAGGCAGAGCTAAAGCCACCATTCACTGCTTTCATTACTCCAAAATTTAATACTTTTCTACTCATGCCAAATACAATGTTTCCTTTTTCAGCAAGCTTATTTTTAGCTGAATTTTTCGAGAGGCTTTTTTTAAACTTTTCATCTCTTAGTTGAATGCCTGTATTAGTGCAAGAATATTCTTCCACTGTTAATTCACCAACTCGATTGCGCTTCTCATTCAGAAAGCTACTCATATTTAATACTTTCCATTCGTTAGGTATCATCCCCAGCTCGCTATTCACCATTTCCCCACCACTCAATTTATACGGTTCACCGTTTTCATTCGGAAACTCGAAATCCACAAACCAGCGTTTGAAAAGTGTTTGGGTGAGTTGTTCAAGAGATTTGATTATTTGAATGTTTACATCTATTTTTTCATCTAATGAGAACAAAAAAGAAGAAATTTTATTTTGTGAAACTTTATTAGGTATACTTAGTTCGAAACTTCGTATACTTTTTAAGCTAATCGTTTTTTGTGTTGAACCTGTTACCATCATCTCGATTTGCTCTTTTATTCGCGGGCTAATAAGTGAATAATACAAAAATCTTTCCTCAATACTTTCTGCTACAATTGCCACTGTATTTTGTCCTAAACAAAATTTTTCATTAGTATTTACATAAGACGAAATTCCGTAAGAACCGACACGACTGAAGATGATATTCCCCTTCGAAGGTTTGTGCTTTTTACTAAACTCTTCAAAAACATAATCATCTACATAAGCCGTATCCTCAATTTTTAAAAACCCTTGGCTTAAATCCGTTACCCTTATCATGGGTGTGCCTGTAGTAGTATAATTGGGGGATTTATGCAATGAATCATACACTTTTGCTACATCACTTAATTTGACGCTTTTCCAGTTTTCAAACCCCATACCCAATCCCCTCCAACGCTTTGCGGATTTGGTCTTCTAACTTCTTGGATTTTATAAACTGCTCAGAAAGTTCACTTGTAAGTCGATCCATCTTCTCTTCAAATGGTTCGCTATCTTCTTCGGCTGCTTCAAGTCCTACATAACGACCCGGTGTTAAAATATATTCGTGTTTACGTACTTCATCCAACTTCGCCACTTTACAGAAGCCTGCGACATCCTCATAGTCTTGGTCATTCGTTCCGCGCCATGCATGATAGACATCTGCTATTTGGTTAATATCTTCGGTCGAAAACTCCTTGAGGGTACGTGTTGCCATGGAACCGATTTTTCTTGCATCAATAAATAAGATTTCGCCCCTGCGCTCTTTTTTGCCATTCTTCTCTTTATTACGTGTTAAGAACCAAATACAAACAGGAATCTGTGTTGAATAGAAAAGTTGTCCTGGTAATGTGACAATACATTCAACTCGATCTTCTTCAATCAAGTTTTTACGGATTTCGAATTCCGCAACTGTACTTGTGGACATTGAACCATTGGCGAGAACAAATCCGGCTGTTCCGGATGGTGCAAGTTTCGAGACCATATGTTGAATCCATGCATAGTTCGCGTTACCTACTGGTGGTGTTCCATATTGCCAGCGCACATCTTCTCGTAACTTTTCCCCGCCCCAATCACTAATATTGAATGGTGGGTTTGCTATGATAAAGTCTGCTTTCAAGCCTTTATGTAGATCATTATGGAAGGTATCTGCGTTGTGCTCACCGATATTGCTATCAATTCCACGAATGGCAAGGTTCATTTTCGCAAGCTTCCAAGTTGTCGGATTTGATTCCTGACCGTATACTGCGATATCCCCGAGTTTCCCTGAATGTTCTTCCACAAACTTTTCACTTTGAACGAACATCCCACCTGAACCACAGCATGGGTCATAAACGCGGCCTTTGTATGGTTCTAGCATTTGAACAAGCAATCTCACGATAGAAGTTGGAGTATAGAATTCTCCACCGTTTTTTCCTTCTGCACTTGCAAATTTACTTAGGAAGTATTCATATACACGACCTAAAACGTCTTGCGAGCGACTGTCTTTATCTCCAACTTTAAATGAGAATAGGTCAATCGTTTCACCAAGCCTTGTCTTATCAAGAGCAGGACGAGCATAGTCTTTCGGCAGTACACCACGTAGTGATTCGTTTTCTTTTTCAACGGAAATCATTGCACTATCTATAATTTGCCCGATTTCAGGCTTTTTCGCATTTTCTTTGATGAATGTCCAGCGTGCCTCTTTAGGTACCCAGAAAATATTCTCCGCTAGATACTCATCTTTATCTTCTGCATCTGCCCACTCATCTGCTAAAAGTTCCGCGTGCTTCTCCTCGAATGCATCCGAAACATATTTAATAAAAAGCAACCCTAATACAACATGTTTATATTCAGACGAATCCATACTCCCACGAAGCTTGTCCGCCATAAGCCATAAATCTTCTTCAAATCCAATATTTGCTGTAGCCATGATATATCCCTCTTTCTATTCGTAACGCTATTAATCCATATAATTTAGTATTTATTCACAATGAAATCCTACTTCCTTCTATTTATAGTATATCTGAATGATGTAACTTTTGTAGCTTTCTATACAAATACCTACGGTAGTACTCTATTTACGACAAAAAGGTTACACACAACAACAAGAACGTCATCATGCATAACCCTTTATTTCTAACAACTCACTATTTAATTTTCATTCACATACAACTTTTCTTTTATAGAAAATGCCGGTACCTTCACGTTGTTTTATTTTAAAAGCATTATTAGAAAAAAGTAAGCGTTACAAAGAGTTACAACCAAATACCAATATATCGACCTTGTATCCCTTATAATCCCGGTTGCAACAACATCTAAATGGCTTTTTCTTCTTCGGATTACACAGTTACATATTTTAAGATGCTATCTCTACATATATACAACCCTCTATGAGTTAGCTTACAACGACAATCATAACAAGCTCCTAAAATCATTTAACGAGCCTATGAGTGTTGATAGGGGGAGCAGAGGAATCCATTTACACAGGTATTTTTAATCGGTGTTACAAGAGCCTTCTCTAAAGCTACAGTCGCGTTCCTGTTAGCGTGTGAGCGCATAAAAAAAGGACTTGCATATATGAAAATCTTGTTTTGGCTGGGGTGCTCCGTGAAGACGTAAGTTTGCCAATTCGGTCACTCGTTTCCGGTATATCCCAATGCCCTTTTTGGGGTTATATTTTAAAATTTTCCGTGGGAGATAGTATATATGAAAAAGGTGAATCGAAACGACACTCGACTTTGCCCACCCCCCTTCATTTAAAGCCCGCCATCCCGCCTTTGTACATACGAATCCTGCACCCACTTCGTAGTACGTCATTCAACTGTGTATGGAATAGCCAATACAGTTCATCGCTCACATGCTTACCGTTAAGGAAGTAGATAGGATTGAGATAGTAACGCTTCATTCCCCTCACAATCATACCTGTTTCAGTCATACGCTTAATGAACCTCTTTGTCTGTGACTCACCTACACCAATGAGTCCACCTATCCTCACTACATCCATTGGACCGATAATCTTATTGCCTTTATACCCTAGATAGTTAGCGCCTGGCTGTAGATGCTTTGACAACCTCACCATCTTGCCTATGTCCGTGTCTTTCACGCCTTCGGGGTACACAGCATCCACCCTGCTCATGATCGTCTTGCTGTTGTAGTAAGCTACATATCCTCTGTCGTCATTGAAGTGTCCCTTGTACTGCGTGGTGCGCATAGTGACCAACTCCCCATCATTATTGTAGATTGATTCCTTTTGAACATAAAAATACCTTCCCCCTATGATGGCTCACTCATAGAATGAAGGTGCTTGGGTTATTCGGTCGCTCTTGCCTTGCGGACCGCTCTTACTAATGTGGTTTTAGATATGCCTGTCATTTCCGCTACAGTTTTGTATGAATTGTCGTTAAGCAACGCTACAGCAAGTTCAACCTGCTTCTTCGTGAACTTCTTTGGTCTGCCCTCGACATAATCGTCGCGAAGCTTCGCAATTGCCTTCCCTTCTGCCATACGTTCTATTATCATGCTTCTTTCTAACTCAGCGACCGCCAGGAGGGTTTGAAGGAAGAATCTGCCCATTGGTGTATCCTCCAAGATCCCAAGATTGAGGATGTGAACTTTAACGCCCTTTTCAAACAGTTCACGAATGACTTTGATGCCTTCCTCCGTATTCCTTGCCAACCGATCCAACTTTGTAGCAACAAGTGTGTCACCCTCTTCTAAGTGTGCCAGCAACTCATTGAATTCCGGTCTGTCTGTTTTTACTCCCGTATACTTTTCAGAAAAGATTCTTTGGCAACCTTCATTTTCCAATGTTGTTAATTGGACCTCTAATTCTTGGATAGCTGTTGACACCCTTGCATAACCAAATTTCATCGACTTTTCTCCCCTCCACTTATGGATACAAGTTATGGTCCCCTTTAACCTCAGTATATGCCACAACTCTGAAACGTAACCATAAATGTGCATATATGACCATATTTATTTGATAAGTTGCACAAGGGCAAATTGACGAATTTTGTACAGATTTAGGCTCTTTTTTGTACAAATTACGTCAAAGTGTAAAAGAGCTGCAAGCCACGCGCCTGTAAGCCTAGTTGGGACTTTTTCTAAGCCAATCACGGGCATTACTAATGTAAAGTACATAAACCTCGCCGTGTTTTGTCCTCATTCAGACCATTTTTCCTGTTCTCCAAGCTCTATTCGAATTGTGCCTGAATGTTCATTCGATATGTCAACTTTGTCTCTCCATTCTTCCGGCCGACGATTTTTCATCCAAAATATTTGAGCTGCCGTGTTCGGTGCTTCTGTCTTTACCACTCTTTTCACCACAACAAAGTCTCCGTTTGCATCTGCTTCATAAACATCTTCTTCGTATTGATAGCCTAAAGCTCGTTTAAGCAACGAATTTTCGACTTGTACATCAATTACTTTCTTTCCTTTTCTTAGGGCATCAGCGAACTCGGGAAAGCGATCCTGCCACTCATATAGTGTCGCAACATTAATTCCCATATTGTTAGCAATTTGTTTGTTAATTAGGCCCTCCTCTGCCCAATTCCTTACTTGGGCTAATCCATTTGCAGCAATCCATTGTGTGTACATAGGAGGACGTCCATTTCTTTTCTGTTGCCTGCTATTCTGACAACCTTCTTGTGATCTATTTATTGTTTTCTTAGTCATTTGCTAATCGCCCCTTTACAAAAATCCCGGACCACAAATTGTTCGGGATTTTCGTATCAATGTTCCTATTATAATTCTTCGTGTCAGTCGGAATTATCGATAAATCCAGCTTCCATTAAAATAGCAGGTATTTTTAATCAAGTACCCAGCTACTGTGTTCATCATCAATTCACCTCATATGCCTTTCCAAATGCATGAAGTAACTAACCGCCTTGTCTAGCGCATAATCAAACGTGGCGGCTTCTACGATGGTCTTTATACTTACAGCTTGCCGTTTGCCTTTTTGATAAGTTTCACGCCGTGCCTCCCATTGACCATCTACGCACTCAATATAGACGGCACTGCGCTTGCTTACGGATCTAAAATAGAGTGTGCCAGGTATGCCAACTATAAAATCGCTTTGCCTAGCTTGTTGATCCTGTTCTAATACCACTACAATCTGAGGCTTATTCTGTATGATTCTCCTCCTTAATTCGCCTTGAAGGTGCTTTCCTCGCTTTATTCGCAATTGTTCACCATCTAGGCTAAACCCGTGGCCAATAGCTTCCGCATATTCCATAAGTTCTAATGCTTCAATCATATTAGTAGATCCTCGTCATCGTTATATAATAGACTTTCATTTTTACCTACAGTACCTACACTACTTACATAAACGTTGTCATCATGCGCTTTTTTTAGTGTAGGTTGGTTTTCTTCAATTACATTTCTACCTACATTGTCAAAATATTGATTTATCGGTGTTTGTGCAACTTGTGTAGGTTGTGTAGGTTGTGTAGGTTGATTACTTCTTTCTTTATAGAACCCAACTCTTGCGTATGTCGACAATCTTGGTAGATCGACATATTCAATACCTTTCGTCTTAAGTCCGGGGGCGATTCTTCTCAATCGTTGCTTTAATTTATTAATATCCGGCCACGCTTTGCTGTTAACAATCCTTTCATCCCCTGCGTATTTCTTTAGCTGTGCATAGGTTATAGTAGTGGATTCTTCCCAAATTGTTTTATCTGCCATGAATAGTAGCACTGCCGCGGCCACTGGATCACTTTCTAATCCTTGATCTATTGCTTCGCTTCTATTAATAGAGTAGATCCTCATAAACTCCCCATCTTCCCACCCTAGTGCTTTTTCTGCGGCTGTTGCCCATAGCCCAAAATCTGCCATCCGTGGTAAACTATCTAGCTTAGTATTTGGAAGTTCTTTAATCGCTCCGCTAACTATTGTACATAGACTGCCTAAAATGCCCGCTTTTTTCTCGTCAAATTGCTTCCAAAATGATTTCTCGTCCTTTCTTTTTTCTTCGGGAATAGTTGGTAAATTAATTACAATCGAACGATCAAGTAAGTCCTGGCGTTGTGCTATGTCGTCAATCCCGTTTAGTATAGATGGGCGCATGATATTAAATACCGCTTCGTCATCATTGCTATACAACTTTCTTGTAGCAAGGCCACCGCCTGTTGACATTTTCGCCAACGCATCCGACATCGCCCCACTTAAGCCACTCAAGTTGTCAAAGGCCAATATCCATGTATTCTTGGCCGCTATTGCAAGATCCCTTTCATCGTTTGGCAATGCCCTTAATGGCAGACTAGAAGGATCTATAAGACCTCTCAATACTTTAGTAGACGTGGATTTACTAGCCCCATGCGTTCCTTGAATTGTTAATATCGGAAATGGTGAACCTTCTTTGAAAGTCGACAACAACCATGCTACAATTAATTTATAATCTGTTTCATCTTTGTAATTAATGAACGGTTTTAAATCTTCAATATTCCCGCCTTCTTGCGGCGTTGGCAGTGGTTGCATGGTATTCGACCTTTTAAAATGAACGGGCGAATTATCTACCACTTCCCAACCCGTTTTTTTGTATTTATAGGGATTTATTTCAATCGATTGCCAATCATTATTGCATAGATCCAGGAAAATGCTGTCACCTTTTTCCGCTATTCGAGTGTGTACCACTTCCTCGCTACCTCGCATCCTCGCCTTTGCTTCTAGCCCTCTTATGGTATCCTCTAACGCCAATTTACTAGGTATGTTGTCGCCTGTTTCATTCATATATCGACTTGTTAGAATCCATTCCATAGCACTGGATCTTATTGGCCAGACTTCATAATGACTCCCCACTTTAACTTTTCCGTATGTTGAATTCTGTTCGTCGTGGAAAAGTTCAATATCTGCTGCTAATCCAACCAACAATTGAGACTGTGTTTTCTTTCCTTCTTTTTCAGCTTCCTGCGCTTGTTCCTGCTGTTCTTTCAAAGCATTCACATTGTCCATTGGCCCCCTCCTTTCCGGCGTTTTAGTTCCTTCCCAGCAATACTGTTAATGATTGTATTCAGTTCATTCTCTTCAATAGGCGGGTTGTTTTTCTCATTCCATAACCCTATTATTTCAACCACTAAATGCGGGTGAACGTATCTTCTAAACAAATGACCTGCTAACTGTGCGGCCGCATTGTTCCGACCGCCTTCATTTACACCATTCATAAGGCTTGTCCAGTGGCTGGAAGGTTTTGCCATCATTTTTTCTTGCTTTGGCTTTAGCAATAATTTCAGTAGCCACTGTGGTGATTCTGCTACCTCATTTTCAATTGGTCTTGAAGATAACTCCCACTGATATAGATTTCCGCTAACGTGCTCTGATGGACTTACAACGATATACCCACCATCACCCCGAATATCAATCGATGGAAATAGGTTCGTTTTACTCCCAATGCCCTCCTGATAGTTAAATAAATAGTGTGAGCCACCGCTTCCTGTTATGGCCTGGACAGTATCCGGCAATACTCCAAAATGGCTAATCAATCGTTCCAGCGACTCTTCGCCTTCCTTACCATCCACATCGAAAGCAAAAAAACCACTTATTCGCCCTGTCACAATCCCGATATTGCTATCTGGATGGCGGGTAAACCACTTATTTATGATACTTAGGTCTGTTGTACCCGATTTCAGACCATCATTCGTTCTTGGATGCTTGCCTGGCGCTGAACATTGTTTACCGCAAGTACATTCACCATTTACTATCGAATGAAGCGGAAACACTGACCATAATAGTAGTTCCGCATAACCTCTTGCAGCACGCAAAACCGGATTGTCCACCTTCATATTTTCAGATAAAATCATTTCACTCATTTCTTTCAAATCCTTTCCGTTTGTTTCTGCATAAGAAGCGAAGTAGCCACAAGTAGCAGGCTTTTTCACTACATTAGCAACAGTAACTTTATTAGCCATTTCATATTTATAAAGTGAAAATGACGACATATACGGATAATTACATCTTCCTAAAATCATTCATTACACTCCCTACACAGGTAGGACTTGGCCGCACTTAGCACGGCAGTTCTTGACGCGCACTTTTATAAAAAGTATTTTGCGTTTAAGCGTTAGCATGATTTTAAGTGGTTGTATCTATGGGATACACACCTAAAACTTTTGACGTTATGCGATAACATAATTCATTTAGTACCGATAAATGTAGATTGACTTGAATAATTAAAGTAATTAATATTAACGTCCAATCTTGTGACGTTTCATCGCATGCATTTCTCTTCAACAGCTTTCCCCTTATTTCCACTTCATATTATCAACCCGCCTTCTTCCATTCCGAGTCTATGTTCACCTGAAATTCCGCATATATAGGACACCTACTATTAATCGCGAAGTAGTTACCTTGAACTGTAATCGGATATTACATAGCTTTAACTTCATGGGAATTTGTTATTAATGTTTACTTATATTTCTATTACAATTTCTCGATTTAATTAACCAATCATTTATTCCCTAGTACATACGCCATGCCAAGCGTTTTGTTGTATTACCATTCATCAAGAATTGCCTGGATAACACTAACTGCTTCTTTGTATATCCACCATCTTTTACGGTCCTTACGTCGTTCAATTAATCTCATACGTGGATCTTTCAGTATCTGTTCCTCCAAATACCTAGGGCTCATTGAAGTAATTTCCGCCATCTTCTTCAAGTCAATTAACAATAGAGACTCCTGTATTTGCTGATCTAACTGCTTATGAATGTAATCCTTTATAGCTGTTTCATCGATATTCACTGATAATTGCGCTGGTATCATCATCCACACTCCCCTCCGCTTCATTGGCCACTTGGATTAAAAAAATATCTTCAATGCCTATACTAAGACCGTCAGATAATTTTTTTGCGATTGTAGCAGATGGATATTTAGTTCCTTTGATGACTTGTGATAAGTATGAATGGGAAACTCCAATTTCCTTAGAAAGACCCCTTAATGTTAATCCCTTTTTAGCAACTAATAATTTGATGCTTGAAGTATTTTTAGGTCGGAATACTATCATCTGTTTCACCTCCTTAGGTTTATAATTTGATAATAACAGGACTTCACACACCAGTCAACCACTAACATCCACCAAATCCCACTAACATCCACCAGAGCCCACTGACTACCGATGGCAAACGGTATTACTTGACCATCAACCACTTTTCGTATAAAATTTAGTTATTCTAGGTTGAATGGAGAAGCTATATGAAAAAATATAAATTAGGCGATGTTATTCGTAATGCAAGAAATGCAAAAGGTATATCCCTAAGGGAACTTTCTAGAAGAACAGGCATTTCTCACCCCTATCTATCACAAATTGAAACCGGGAAAAATGATAATCCTTCTAAAGAGTTCTTATTAAAGCTAAACGATGAATTGCAACTAACGTTCGTATTTTTACTTGCTATTTCTTCTACGGACATGGGATTGTCAATAGACATAACAAAAGAAGTTATCGACAAATATAGGAACTATATCCCTGCAAATATTCACCTAATTGATGTTGATTTCTTTTTTAATACAACCTTAAGTAAAGATATTAAAGAGAACCCCGAATATTACACAGATGAAAAAATCAAGGAAATTAAACTTTTCTTTTACGAAGTAAAAGAAATGGAAGAACTAATAATTAAACGTTCACAAGAAAAAATTAAAGCAAGTAATATTAGAGTACTTGATCTTGTACTTAATACCCCAATGTCCAAAAGTGATGAAATAAAAATAGTTAACGATGTACCCTCATTATCTTTAAATCAAATTCTTTCAGATGATATAGCAATAACAGTTAATGACAAACCATTAACAAAAGAGGACAAATTGAAACTATTAGAAATAGCTAATACTATTTTCAAATAATAGTGACTAAATAAATAAGTGAAGTTAAAATACTTATACTTTCCTATTCCTGTATATACGCCATGCCAAGCTATGGAAGGAATGGTATAGGTTGAAGTTACACAAATCCAGTAAGGAATCAGAGATGTACTATTATTTCAATGTGAAAGAAGAAAAAATGTGGATGTATCGCCATAAATACTATGACAAGTTAGGTAAACGAAAAGAGAAAAAGAAAAGTGGTTTTAAAACAGAAAAAGCAGCCCTTAAAGGACTGCTGGAAGTAAAGGCCGCTACGCTAAGCGGTGATGTTAAGCGCGTAGAACATGACCAAATGACAGTTGGGCAATGGTTGGATATTTGGTACGAAACCCATCAGAATGATTGGAAAGTCACTTCACGTGACCAGCGGGAAATGGCTATTCGTCTGCAAATGAAGCCGCTGTTAGGCAAGTATAAACTACAACAGTTGGACAGGAGCACATATAAGCGAGAATACCTTAACGTGTTGGAGAAGAAGTACAAACCTAGTACCGTCCAACTACTTCATAACCTTTTTAAAATCGCTATCAATGCCGCTGTCGACGATGAAATACTGTTGCGTAACCGCTTCACAAAAATGACACTCTCGGCCAAACAGGATGCGGAAGATAAACCGGACAACTATTTCACACCCACTGAACTGAGAGAGTTCTTGCAAGCCGCCAAAGCCCATGAGAACGAAACAAACTACACCTTTTTCCTTACCCTTGCTTATACAGGTATGAGAAGAGGAGAAGCGCTCGGCCTACAGTGGAAGAATATTGATTTCAAGAATAAGACCATAACAGTAGAACGTACCAGGGATAACAAAGGTGTCCGAACGCCCAAAACTAAAAACAGTTATCGTACTATCCCAGTGGACGATCTACTCATTAAACAATTACAAGCGTATCGAAAATGGTGCTTAGAAACCAAACTTTACTTCGGCCTGAAAGTAAAAGAAGAATCGTTTGTTTTCATTTCTTATCAGACAGGCAAAAGGATTGGCGATAACACGCCTATGTACTCCCTAAAACGCTTATTGAAGAAAGCTAAGCTTTCGAATATAACGCTTCACGGGTTACGGCATACCCATTGTACTAATCTGCTGAATCAAGGCGCAAACGTGATGGCGATTGCTGAACGTCTCGGGAATACACCTCAGATGATTTATGAAATTTACGGGCATGTTTTAGAGAATATGGAAATGGAAACGGTAGCGCTGTTTAGCCGAAGTTTAGAAGCAAGTGGGGCCAATGATGGGGCCACTCTATAATAAAAACCCTACAAACATTGATATAGCAAGACTTTTTAGTATGGTTGAATTCTACTCTCGTTAATAGCATCTTTGGAAAAGAGTCCTTCACAGGGCTCTTTTTTTTCGTGATATAATATACACACTACGACTTATGAGGTGATTATATGAAACTTGTATCGATTTGCCCG